CAGGTGATGAAACAATTTGACGAGAGGATCGATGTACTTCAATGGGCATCAGAGGAGTTAGCCGTACGGTATTTTTCTCCTGTTGACAAGAAGGTGCATAGATACTTCCCCGATTTTATCATCAAAGCAAGACAAGCAAATGGTTCGACCAAGATGATAATGGTCGAGGTAAAGCCGTACGATCAAACGATGGCTCCTAAGAAGGGCAAGCGCAAGACGAGTAGGTACCTAAACGAGGTCAAAACCTACGCAGTCAATGAGGCTAAATGGAAAGCCGCTGTTGAATATTGTGAAGACCATGGTTGGGAATTCGTAATCATGCATGAACGAAATACCAGATTTATATGATGCTATATGTACCCTTATAATGGTACATATAAACGCAGATCATCGCTATATGTACCCTTATAATGGTACATATAAATCGAACAGCACACGCCATGAGTATATGTATAAATAGAAGACAGGAAAAGGAATAAAACTATCGCCTACATATTTGACGAGATTTTGCTGAAGGGTGTTCGGTCTGGTAAGATGCCAGCACGTAACCAACAGTCGCGGGACTGGTTCAGAAACAAAGCAAAAACCACAGGTGTGTCTGATACCAAACTTATGCGTGAGGCAACAAGAGACAGACTCCGCACACGGGTTGCCATGGGCAATATGTACCTATTCCAATACGACGCAAAACACAAGAAAACCCTGCCATATTTTGATAGGTTCCCATTGATCTTTCCTTTCGCTAAAGCCCCAGGTGGATTTCTAGGAATGAACCTACATTATCTACCCTATCGTCAAAGAGCCATCCTTATGGACGCCCTTTACGAAACGGCTAATAATGACCGTTATGATGAATCGACAAAATTGAGATTATCATATGATGTATTGAATGGTGCGTCCAGATTCAAGTGGTTCCTCCCCACGGTTCATCACTACCTAACACCACACGTAAGAAGCAGATTTTTGTATATCGCGCCGTCTGAATGGGATATTGCTTTGTTTCTCAATGTGCAGAATTTCGGTGGGGCCAACAGGCGCACAGTATGGTCAGACTCAAGGAAAATGGTATAATGGCTTTCGACATAAACGAATTCGTTGGTTCAGTCAACACAGGTGGTGTGGCTAAGAAATCTCATTTTGATGTTGAGATAAACTTGCAAGATATCACCAACACCAGACGTATTCAAAGATTCGATGCAAGAGGCTTTGCCCGAAACTTATCACTCCGCTGTGAAACAGCCGAACTTCCTGGTATTCAGATAGCAACAGCCGAGCAGAAAATCTATGGTCCACTACAAAAGATGGCCTATGCCGGCATGTATACAGATACCAGCTTTTCGTTTTTGGTTTCATCCAATATGCGAGAGAAGGTATTCTTTGATGATTGGGCGCGGTCAATAGTTGGTAGTCAGCAATTCGCAGGCTCATCATATAACGTCGGCTACTTCAAAGACTATTCGACTACGGTTGATATTCACCAATACGACACAACGGGTAAAATAACCTACAGTGTTAGACTGTTCGACGCATTCCCAACCACAGTAGCACCCATTGCTTTGGATCGAAGCAGTAACGATATTCACCGATTGAACGTCACAATGACCTATCGCTGGTGGACCTCTATGAACTGGGCTGACTCACAACTTAAAACTGGTGCTGACCACAGCAACTGGTTCCGCAGAAATTCGGCTACTCTCGGCGCCCTTGCTGGCGTTGTATCTGCAAAACTACCTCCTAGACTGGTACAAGGGCTTGGCGCAGCAGGCAAACTACCAAGCATAGGGCGAAACATTTTTAGTTAATGACAAGGAATTATTATGGCATTACCATTACTTACTACCCCAACATTTGAATTGACACAACCATCGACAGGCAACACCATTGAATACCGCCCGTTCCTAGTGAAAGAAGAAAAGAACCTTCTTATCGCCAGAGAGGGTGAAGACGAGGGTGAAATTACCCGGGCTGTTAAGAACATCATTCGTGATTGCGTCCTTTCCCCAATAGATACCGAGACTCTACCATCATTCGATATCGAATACATCTTTCTTCATATCCGTGGCAAATCCGTGGGCGAGGAGATAGAACTTCAGTACCAACACACCGATGGCAAGAATGATATGGGCATAGAATGCAAGCATGTTCAAAACGTGGTTGTCAATGTGAACGAAATCCTATGCACACCACTAGAAGGTCATACCAAGAAGATTGACTTGGGTGGTGATATCATCATGGTCATGAAATACCCGACCATGAAAGAAGTTGAAAACGCCCAGAAGAAAAAGTCAGAGGTTGATTCACTCTTTTCGCTTATTTCAGCATGTGTTGAAAGTGTGTTCCAGGGTGAAACTCCATTCGAATTTGATGAGGCTGAAATGTCTGACTGGTTAGAAACTATGTCCAACATGCAATTCGAAAAGATTCAGAAATTCTTTGAAACAATGCCCAAGGTCCGGCACACCATCAAATACTCATGTGGTGGATGTAAAATGGAAACAGAGATCGACCTTGAAGGACTTGCAGGGTTTTTTACATAAGCCTCTCGCACGACAATCTGATAAACCACTATCAGACCAATTTCGCAATGATGCAGCACCACAAATACTCTTTGACGGAATTGGAAGGGATGATACCGTTTGAGAGGCAGATATATGTGCAAATGCTTATGAATTTTCTTGAAGAAGAAGCGGAACGGCACAACAAAAAATCATAAATAGTTGTATGACTGACACTGAAAAAACACCGACAGATAATGATGAAAAATCTACCGTGATAAAGAATAAAAATAAAAGAAGAATGGCCTGGGTGTCATTAATTTCCATTCTTATAGTGACTGGATTAATGATGTTTGCTGTCCCTATAGAACGATTAGATAAATTGAGTGACGTTGTGACTTGGTTCTATATGTCTATGGCTACAGTCATTGGTGCTTACATGGGAGCCAGTGTATATGCCCATGTTAAAGGGAAATAATAAAACCTTCTTTGCGTAATTTTTCTATGGTGTAATTCTTTACCTTTTTACCTATTGACTTCGATGCGGCATTCATACTAACGTAAACAATGCCATCAATAGTTATAGATTTACTTTTGGGTGAAGATAATTGCCTGGTTTTTTTACCAGCGGCGTCCATAGGACCTAGTTTTTTACCCTTACTCCATGGTACATAATTTTCCTTTTTCTTTCTCATTATTTCAATATTTTCTGGTGTATGTTTCTTACCATAGAAATGGTTGTCTTTTCCAGCAAGGGCTCCTGGGCCACCTAGTCTCATATTATAAGTGTTTGGGTTATCCACATATTCTTGGTCAACTATTCTCTGTTCTTCTTCAACAAGGCTTTTTCTATCAATATGAATTGAAATGATTTCTTTTAGGAAATTCTCTTTTCCGTATTTTTTTATCGCTTGTTTGATGGCTATACCAGACCCCATGTAACGATTATCACTCACAGGTGATGAAGAATTCGCGGTTGATCTTCTGCCGATATATTCTTTATTATTTGTTGTGTTGGTTATCTTATAAATATAGTGTAACATGAAAACCCCTTGGACTTGATATATGCAAGTATTTATAAAAATCAATAGTTTCACAACATGGGCTGGTAAGAAATAATGGCACTACCTACACTTCAGGAAGCAGGCGATAAAGCGTCGTCTGGTATATCTATTGGACTATTAGCAGCCACAATGGCAGCAACAGGCGGTAAGTCTCCTCTTGCAATGGGCGCGGCTGGACTCGCTGGCAAAGGTATAGGCGCCGGTATTGGTGCATTGACAGGTGGTAGAAAGCCTGGACCAGAAGGAACGACCGAGGCTGTCGATGAATTGGCCGAAAATGTCGAGCAAGTAAATGTAAATGTGACAGACCCCAAGAAGGGTATCTTTACCGAGATCAAGGATGTTCTGTTAGACATAGCCGATATCCTTGGTGGAAAAAAGAAAGACGGTGGCTCACCTGCTAAGACAGGAATGGCTAAATTAGCTGCCCGTGAAAAAGAATTAGAGGCTCAAAGAGCAGCCAAGAGTGGTGTTGAAAAAGCTGGTCCTGGCCCATCCCTTAAAGATCCAAAATCAATGTTGGGTGCATTAGCCCTCGCAGCCCTTGCATTTGTTCAGGGCTTCATTGGTGGATTTATCAGATCAACAAAAAGTATTCTCAATAGCATAGCAGCATTTTTCAAGGCTGACGTTCTATGGGCCAAGATGTTACCAATATTCAAAGGCATGAAAGCCAATGTTCTGTTGGCGTTTACCTCTGTCTTAGAAAGTGTCAAGTTGTGGGGTGCCGGACTGAAAGAAAGTAAATTCGGTATCGCTATTGCTGAATCTCTTACAGCCATCAAAACCAGCGTCAAGACATTTTTCACCTCGATATCAACCACAGCAAAAGCATTTGCAACAGGAATGAAAGAGAGTGCTTTCGGGACCGCCATTGCAGAACTTATCACAAGCGCGAAAACCTCAATAACAACGGGCATCACCGCTGTGAAGACTGCGTTGGCTGAAAGTGGTATCGGTAAATATTTCATCCAGATTGGTACTGATATCAAATCTCTTGCTGCGCCACTTGAAAAACTATTTGCACCACTGAAATCATTCTTTGCTGTTGGTGAAGAATCAAAGGGTCTGACAAGCATACTTGCTAAGATAGTCAAACCATTCAAGACCGCTATGGCGTGGGGTAAAACCATCGCCACAGAGGTAGGCGCATGGGCAAAAACATTTTCCAAAGTCACCGCTTGGTTCAAAACTTTCGGCGCTGTTCTTGGTAAACTTGCATGGCCATTGACCATCGTCATGGGCATATGGGATTCTGTCACTGGATTTATAGACGGTTACGAAAAGGGTGGTGCGTCTGAAGGCATCAAACAAGGGCTCATCAAACTCCTTCAGGGACTTATTGCTTTACCACTTGACCTGGTGAAATCTCTTGTTTCATGGATCGCTGGCAAAATGGGATTTGAAGAAGCCGAAAAATCCCTTGATAGTTTCTCTTTCGCTGACCTCATGGATGATATGGTAACCGGATTCTTCCGCTTTGTGGAAGATATGATCTTTGGCATTGTTGAAATGATAAAGACCTTCGACCCATCTGATTTCATAACGGGCGACAGTTTCCTAGCCAAGAAGTCCAGAGAATTCTTTGGTAAAAATAAGGAAGACAAAGCACACGACGAAAAGGTATTCGAGGTAGCCAGACAGAGAATTGACGCAAAGCGTGCCAAAGAAGATAAAGCTAAAGGTGTGGTACGGGCTTCAGTAAAAGCAGCCAAAATCGCTGAAAGTGAAGCAGCAACTTCATCAACCCCAGAAGGTAGTCTTCTACCCAAAATGAGTACGGCAAGTGCCCAGATGGCACCAAATGCCACGGCTCAAGGGAAAACGATCAACCAGACTTCTAATGATAATCGTGCAGCCGCATCAAGTGCCGCTGCCAATGTGATTGTCTCCGCACCCGTAAGTTCCAAGTCTAGCACCGTGGCCGCTCAAACATCGAATTACACAATGACCAACACCACTATTGATTCGGGTGAATCATCAATCGGTAGAGTCAATCATCACAAATGGTAATAAAAAAGGGCACCCCGAAGGGTGCCCCTTAGTTCGATTGAAAACCCTAACAATCAATCGTCAGCCGCCAAGCCCTTGAAAAAGGACATATCATCATCATCATCGGCACTGGATTCTGCCAGTGAGTCTGCCTCGGCTGTAGGCGCAGACGTTTCTTCTTTCGCCCAAGGGAGATCTTCCTCCTGGGCTTCTTGTGCAGGAGCCGGTGCAACACCAGCAACATTACCAAGAACCTTATCCATGCGAGTCTTTTGCTCATCAAAGGATTTGTAGTTTTCAGGCGCAACAAATTCTGCGAGAGAATGTTGGCTGTTGTAGATAGCCTCCAATGCGTCATCGTCTTCACTCAAAGCCGCAGCCTTGGCAAATGTTGACTTGTCGAAATTTCTCCAACCTTCAACTTTACGAATCTTCATTTTGAAGTCAGCACCAGTCCACAAGTTAAATGGATCGATGGCTTCCTCGTCGTCAAACTCTGGATACATCATATCATTGAGTTTGTCAAAAATCTTTTTACCATACTTGTAAAGAAAGACTTTGCCTTCGTTATCGGGATTGCCAGGATCTTTGACCACATAAATGTTACTCATGTAGTTCATCTTACGCTTACGGCCGGGGCTACCCTCGGTACCACTTACGATAGACCTGTTGGCGGGAATGTCGCTGTTCCATAGAACACCGTTGGCTTCACAAACCGGGCAATCTTTGCCGATGGTTGTAAGGCAATTATCAATGAACCAACCGCCTGGTCCTTTGAAACCGTGAGAGAACAATTGTACCCATGGTGCTACTTCGCCCTCAGACTTAGGCAGGAACCGAATCACTGCGGCACCATTACCTGCTTTATCAACAGTTGGTTGCCACATACGGTCGTCTTTATTTGAGGAGCCTTTTGAATCGAACTTCTTGGCTTGTTCGATAGTATCCGCAAGAGATTTCTTACGGTTCTTCTTCATTGCTGCAAATGACATTATCATTTCCTTTTCGCTGTTTTCGATTTATACGCTTATTTCGCTTTGGTACGCTTTTACTATTATTGATCATAACATGAATACTTCGTTATGTCAACACTTTATTTAGTTGTTTTCTACAAGTATCTCACGAATTATTTTCATATACTTGGGTTTCTCTACCGATAGAAATGGTCGGTACTTTTCGATGGTCTTTTTGATATCGGGCCAAACGTAGTCATCCATTGATTCATCCCAACGGGTCATGAACGAGGCGCAGTGGTCAAGAATAATAAGGGTCTCAAGTGACAGCGAACCTTGTTGATATGCTTTGAATGCAAGCGGCTCCGCACCCTCAAACAACTCGCTATAAACGCCAGTCGATTCGAAAAGGTCTGTCACCTCTTGCTTGAACAAATAGCCCATCGACTCAATTCGTTTTTGCCATTGAGTATAGGCTTCTTCAGCCGCAGGACCAACGAGGTCACCAGACCACTTGATGCCAGGGCGAGAACTAAAATTGGCTACCAGGTAATCAATAAGATGATCACCATGATTACGAGATAACTTGACATAATTCCATTTGTCCTTTTTCGTCTCAAGGTCACCAGCCTTGGTCTTGCCATGATACTTGAAATAATCATAACTTGTTGTGAAATGAAGTTTCACCGCTTGAAAGGTAACCAGGGCTTCTTCTGGGCTCATAGAGTTTTCCATCCTGAATTATAGCCGCGAGAAATAATATTGTGGTGTTCTGTATCAAACTGATTTGCAAAGTATCCCACAGGCTCGGTACTCGTTTGTAATTGCCAGGCTGCCGCCGCATCATACAAAGCCAATTCAAAATCTGGTGGAATTTGTGTCGATACTTGTAAATGGGAAATCATCATGTTTTCAGAAATCTTGGGTATGTTGATAACAGTTACCCCGGCATCATGCCCGACCAACAAATGACCCTTACAGACATTCAGAGAAACATTTTCTGAATCATCCCAATAACCTTCAATAACATGTTGTTGGCGTTCCCAGGGGCCGTCGGCATCCTTTTGCATCCACGAAATCCATATTTTACCTTCTTCTGTGGCTGCAAGGGAGTCCATAGCGGGGAGTAGCGCAGCGGCAACCGTAGCGCCGAATAGTTTAGCAAAACCTCGTCTGGTGATATTCATTCTTCTACCTTTTCATACACGATTTCATAACCACCTTTGCGGTCAGAAATCCAATCTTCGTAGTGATCAATTTCTTCAAACCAATCAGAATATCGAATGATTTCACCGAGGTCGTCATCACTAAGGGCCTGGAATTCCTCCCAAGTGCCCTCAAAGGTTTCGGAGTATTCGCACCCTTGATGTTGATTAAAATTTTCTTCGGTGATTTCGTACTTACGTTCGACGTTGACGGTGTGAATCTCTGTTGCTGTAAAAATCATCAATCAATTTCCTTGTTCATCCATTTTTCTTCGGACACTTTGACACACATCATTTCCCAATTCACGGCTTTGGATTTCATCAGATGGCTTGTGGCGTTGACAGATTTGGCTTGTTGTTCTTTACATGATTGTTCGGAAATATATCGGCTGTGAATCTCAACGTCCATATTGTAGAAAATGGTTGTGTAAAACAATAATAGTACCCACATTAGTCAATCTCCTATATCGGTAGACGTTGTGTCTTCGGTAAATAATTGAGGTCTTCGGCTTCGACCTGGATCAGGGCTTTGATTTTGGTGTTGATAAGTTTAGCCATGGTCTCGACCTCGGCGCCTTCTTTTGCACAGTAGTCAACGACGGCGTCCATATAGGTACAACCAGTCTTGCTGACCTTCGCTTCAACTATCAACGAGAATTCTTTGGTTGATAGGATTTTAATTGCCGCTTCTGCTTCAGATTTCAATTGCGCCTCCTACGGTTTTGCGGATAATGTCTTCTGACAAAGCCGACGGATAATAAAGTTCAAATGCTTCAACATGCATTTCATTCGATTTGAATAAATGAAATTCTCCAGGTTTTACAGTCGTGAAATCACCGGGTCCCAGGTTGGTTGTGTCTTCAAGGTCATAATCGTTTTTGAATACAACAATTTGCAACACGCCTTTGACCACATAGAACGCATTCCACTTTTGGGTATGCTTATGCAGGCTGCATTGCATATTCGGTTTGATTGTTATTCGGTGAAACTCAATAAGAGGAGTTTCGATAAGGGGTTCGGTCGTTCCCCATACTTTACCATATTTCATTTACGTTTCCTATTTTTCACATGTTCTTTGATGAAATCAACCGGTATTTCTGGGTTCAGATAAATCAATTCGTTTTCTGAATATTCTTCTGGTCGTTTGATACCATGTTTGTCGAACTTGTCAAGAGCCCAATCGGTCAAATCATCTTTGGTTTCAAATTTCATTCTTCTACCTCAAGGTTTGGCCACGACATAAAATACCATCTATGTCCTAGGGCGTCTTCAACAACTTTTCGTAGATTCGGAATATCATCAAGACCATCCACCTCAAACACAATGCTCTTTGGCGAAATGTTTGGTGCTACCGATGGTGTGAAAATATCAACTCTCATCGGGATACGCTCGACACCGCTTAATCAGCCACTGCCCAAGTTTATGGGCATCACCTTCTTCCATTGAAATGGTGATATCGGTTCCAATGTGGCTACCGTTTTCGTAACCCATTCTGATTTGAAGATCAGTCTTGGAATTCAAGTCGTCATGCTCAAACGCATCCATAACAAGGTGCAAATCCATTTCGCCAATCTTACAGCCTGCTTCACGGTGTAACATTTTCATAATATTCTCCATCTATAGGTACCATTATACAGCACCTACGTCAATTTGTCAATCTATTTCCTGTAAAAAATGTGGTCGCCAATCGTGGCGACCTCTTTGAAAGTCTTGCTCCAATAAGGGCTGACATAATTCGCATGATACCAAAGGGCCCCATGGGTTATGTCTTGCTCCGCATTAGCAGCCGTCACAACATCTTTAGCCTTTTCCCAGGCTGTCAGATCTCGTGGCTTGTCGCTCTTTCCGTCACAATAAAAGGAGAAGTGACATTTGTTTCGTATTGGATTACCCTTCCAGGTTTTTGATTGCTTGACCACGCCGCATACGCGACCAGGAAAGCCACTGTCAAGAACCCGATTCGCAACAACGTGGTAGACGGCTCTTTGCCCAGTATCGCTCTGATTCTTCGCCTCATGGTATACCGCCAATGCGGCGCACTCAAAGGCTTTTGCGGATAAATCCAGGCGTTGGATACGCTCAAGAGTTCCCAATTGTGGCGCAAGAGTGGCATATTGTCTTTCCTTTGCGATATCAGGTATCTGGCTCGTTTTAGATTCCGTTTTATCTGCCGGATATCCGAGTCGAAATTGTCGATCATAACTAACACTCACTTTCACAGGTTCTGGTTTTTCAAATTCGGCTTTTCCAGCCAAGTCACCCATTGTACTCGCATACCAACCAACAGCCACAAACGCAGCCGTAAATGTTATGGATTTCATGGTGTCTTTCTCCTACACGTTGTTGAATGCTTCTAGGACTCTCTCGTCGCTGATCGGAAAATCTCCGACCAAAGTTCCGCAGTCGAGACAAAATTCAATGTCGATATAATCACCACCGCCGATTTCTTTTAATTCGACAACATAGCCATCATGTTCCAGACTCAGGTTGGGACAGCCAGCGTTGCTCAAGTCATTTGTTTTACCACTGACCCAAAACGACCTCTCGCTCCCGCATGATTTACAAACAACTTTTCTTCATCAACCTCTGGCGTTTCAACAACAGCCGTCTGATTCTCTTTGAACGCTTCAAATTCTGGTGTCATTTTCTCTCTCATCAAATGTTTTCGTTGATAACTTTCTTGTCCCAAGCACGGCGACGAACATTCACCAGCTTTCGGTTGTCTTGGCATCGGGCCATATCTTTGTAGCCTGTGGGGGAACCGTTGGTAAGAAAGCCGGACTGACCGTCTTTATATCCAGTATCCCACTTTGTAACAGCCTTGCGATTTGTTCTTGACATTAGTTCAACATCCCCTTGTCTTTAATATTCTTAGCCTCCGCTTCAGTAAGCACTTGTTCAAGATATTCTGAAATCTTTGTTAAGAATTCCATCCGATCGTCGGGATCTGGCCTCGCAATTTTCAACAAACGCAATGCTTCAGCCGTTTGTGCGTCTTTTGACATTTTATTTTACCTCGTATGAATCCAGTTCACCGTATTCGCCTGGGTGCAATTCCATTTCGTCCATGTATTTCAGAGCCTTTTCTTCTGAATCAAAAACACCATCGACCCACGATTCTTCGTATTTCACGCCTCTTTCAACTATCCAAACTTCCATTTTCTCTCTCCTATTCGTAGTGCCATTGTTCGGGGATAACGCCCATCTGGCGTTCTGTAATCACATATTCGTGAAATTCATATTCTGGTTCTTCGGGGTCATTCAAGTAACCCTCGGCAGAACCATCGTAAGGAACGCCACGAACTTCAAAAACATCAACAGCGGCTTCGGCTTCAACAAGTGAAGCATAAACGGCAATCAACATATCGCCTTCGTACGGTGTGCGACCTAAAACAACATAAACAGACATTTTTCTCTCGCTTTTCTCTCTAATTGATCTTACTATTTGATCATGCACCATTTTAGACCAAATGTCAAGTGAAAAGTGCATAAAAAGTCAAAAAAAATGAAATAAATTGGGGGATTCTGTTTCTAGGTTCCCCCGAACCCAATGAGATCACGCTGCGATAGCGAAAGCCTCAAATGCAAAACGGTTATCGTTTGCGGTTACTTAATTGAGCCAGAACGCCTGCTCATACGACTATCTCCACTCACCTATTCAGCATCGGTCGATCCTAATTTCACCCCCAGCAAAAAAACACTGTCAACCACCTAGGTGATTTCGTTGGCTATGCCCAGAACTTTCATTCCTATTTAAACAATGTTCTTATGGTGGAGGTGCGGGGTACCGCCCCCCGGTATCCGATATACTTTTCAATTCGCTTCATCAATAGCAACTTTATTTATACATACTCGGTGATATGGGGTCAAGACATAAACAATCATTCCACCCATAATAAATCCGGCTATGAAGCCGATGTTATATGTCTTTCCATCAGGGCACATATATCTTGACGTTTTCGACAATCATAATGCCTGCGTCAGCCCAGCCAGCCGCCATCAAAGCGACCATGAAAACAGCGCCACCCAGTAAATAATTCATACTGTCTCTCCTTCATTGACCCAAACACCGATGTTTCCACCGTTAACGCCCTTAGACGCTTTGATTTCATGGACGCCCCATGTACCATCTTCCCAGCGGATATTCGCTTCAGTGACTTTGCCACGACGAACACCACCATATGTGGTCCAAACGTCGGTGACTTCACCGTAACTCATAGGATGCATTGCACCCCAATTGCCAACGACTTTGGTACCGGGCTTAAATTCTGTATCGTAATTCATAATTTTCTCTCTCTTGGTTTCTGATCTTACTATCTGATCATGCACTATTTTTGACCAAATGTCAACCCCTAAATGACATTTTTATGCATTATATATACGATTATGGATAAAATATATCATTTAATAGCAGGCATCGCCCTAGCATTAGTAACGCTAATTGCAACCGGAAGTGTATTCGCAGCCATGATTGCGACCACAGTGGTTGGACTTGGTAAGGAAATTTACGACTATCAGCATCAGGATAAACACACCCCAGAGGTAGCCGATTTCTTGGCTACCGTGGTTGGTGGATTGTTAGTCTGTTTGGTCTACTTGCTTTCTTGGCAATGGTTGTTCGGGCTGTTTCAATAGTTCCATAAAAACCTTGCGTTGATTGCCTTTGCCACGCTTCAATTTAATATCGGTCTTTATCCCTTTGGCTTTCGCTCGTTTTGCTTCATCCAGTTTCTTGTGCATTTCTTTGGTGTAAGGCAACTCTAGGTTCTTGGGTTTGAGGGCAACAGCATCATTCGGTAGAACCCATAGGAAAATCGCTGTAGGCTCGTCAACCAAACTATCGACCAATCGGTATTCCCCGAGGTATTCGCTGGTTGTAGGATCTCCCAATAAATCCTGATAGACAGCATACCCATTGACGGCGAGAGCCATTGTGATTGGTATCATCAATACCATGCGCCAGGTATTCCCTCTCATCAAGATAATGAGCCAGAACGTCACCGCAATATACATGAATAGGGCTAGAAATAAAAGGAACGCGCTCATCGGCCAACTCCATTAGGTCTATATCCAACTTCGCCTGGGTGCATAGAGGCTTGCAACATCTTGTTGATAAAAAATGCGCTCCTCGGTCCTACATCACGGGCTTTGCCATTTGGCTTCAATGTGAATCTGAACATGTGTAATTCCTCACGGTTCCTCTGTAATATGAAGCCCGCGATTCTGTGGACTTTGTATGGGTTTATCTGGATAAGTTCCACAGTACCAGTCACTGGTTCAGGGCCGCGTTTGGTATACATATGGACGTTGACCACATATTCGCCAGCCGTTGGCACCCTCACAGTAATGACCTCACGATTGATTCGGGCTATCACTTCGTTGCCTGCACCGTCCACCGATTTATCGTTATGAACGCCGAGGTCGTCGCGCTCAAGGTATAGAGAACCGTTTTGGGTGTTTTTGAATCCGACAGGTTGCCCCGCTGGTGTCTGCACCCACATATCAACGTCATCAGCCACATTGGCATCCCAGTCAAGGACAATGATGTAATCGGCCTTCTTCTTAACGTCTTGCTTCTTCGTGGGTGGATTGATAAGGATCGCAGTCAGAATAAACAGAGACACA